TACCCAATTTAAGGGTAAGCACACGGAAGATAGACTTGACCACCTGTGCACGGGTCATGTCACGGGTCTCTTTGCCTGCCTCGGAGTCCTCAATCTCCTTAGTGGTAGACAACATACCCAGAGAGTCCAACACAAACATCATAGGTTTGCGATCTGCCTCTGGTTGTGAGAGATACCTGTCTAGGACTTTCAGTGCTTGAGTTCTAAACTCTTGCACAGTCACAACAGGTACGAGGTACATACGACTAGAGTCGATGTTCCTCTCCTCAATCATAGATTTAGAAATGGCGGACTCACTTTCAAAATAAAAGACTCCAGCGTCAGGATTGCTATCAAGGAAAGAACGAACGATGCTGAGAGCAAAAAAAGTCTTTCCAGTGCTTGATTCTCCTGCCAGGGCTGTGATTTTATTAGCGGGAAGACCTCCAAAAATAGAACCACTAAGTAAGGCGTTAAAGATATGACTGCCAGTGTCGATAAAACGATTAACGTCGCCTGCAGCAACGCCATCACTGACCACACCAGCGTAGTCATTGTCTAACTCCTGTACAATATCTGCGAAAAAAGATGATGTCATCCGAATAAAAACTCCAAGGTTGCTTGCGGTTCGTGGTGCCAACCCATCGTATCAAGGATTGCCTTGAGTGGGTCGAGGAAACTCTTTTGAAATTGTAGTTCGTAATCCACCTGTTTGTCAAGTCCAAACTCCTGCGGAAGAGTTTGGAAGAAAGAGATAACGTTCTCATTAATACGGTTTGGTTTGCGTAGATACAAGAACTTGATCTTCTCACCCTCTTGAATCAGTGGGAACTTGTGCGTCAACTTGTGCTTCTTCACGTAGTGATTGTAGAGCAGTGCTCCACGTACATGAATAGGACAGGACTTGCCATAGATTGAGTGTGGTGAACTATTCTTGGCAATGTTATTACATCCACGAGGGAATGCAATGTCCTCTAGTGGCATCTTCTCAAACTGTTGACGGAAGTTTGAGACGAACTTCTGTAGATCATCTTCTGTGCCACTCATCATGATCTCCAGTGCTTCCTTAATCTTGGTGCGACATGCACCAGGAGTGGAAGACTTGACTGCCTCAATGCCCATCATCTTGAGTTTGGGTTTCTCAAAACGAACACCTTCGATGTCCCAGGCGTTGAGGATATACCTCTTCTTAGCAGTCCAGATGCCCTTGTTAGCGATGGTCTCACGCTTCATGAACATCTTCTGCTCATAGGCATTTACATAGGTTGCCAACGTTTCATAAGAATTCTGAATATACTTTTCAAATTCCACTTCACACACCTTGTCAAGGAACCCAACAATGCTCGCACTGCTTTTCTCTCGCTTCGCGAATACAGTTTCAACCAGAGGACCCAAATTGAGATAGATGGAATCAGTATCAGAAGCAATAACGTAATCAAAATCATCAGTCTTCAGTAATTTATTAAGGTAAGCATTCATTTTGTTTTCAATCCATCGGATGCTTACCTGTCCCGATAGAGTAATCGCCTCAGCATTTGCCAGATTGTAATACCTGAAGTATTGATTTCCGATGGCACCATAGGCAGAGTTGAGTTGGATCTTTCTTGCCATTTGGATGTTGTTGAACCTGGACACAGATTTTTGTAGTGTTTCGGTCTCTGCAGGTGACTTGGCATTTTCAAGATCACGCTTAGCGGCAAGCATTTGTTTCTTGAATATCTTTCGTTCATCATAGATCCGTTGCATTATTTCTGGAAGGAACCCGTGTATGTCCTTACGATACTGAGCACCGTTAGCACAGACACAATACTTAGGGTTCGGTGTGACCTCTTCTTGTAAAAGTTTATCTACCGTAATGCTAGGGAACCTTTCATCAATCAACGTCTCTGGCGAGATGTTGTACTGCATGATGAGGTGAGGATATAGACTGTTCAGGTCAAAGGAAACAACCCAGTCATAAACACCTGGGACTGGTTCTTTCACATATGCACCTGCATACTTGTCATCTTTTTGTGTGGAGATCTTAGGGGGCACAACAATATTGCGACCCTTCAAGTCGTTATAGATCAGTGTATCCCACATGCGAACCTGTGAGTACACATCACTGAGATTTACCTTAGCGTCATACGCTAGAGTGAGCGCCAACTCCAGTAGGCGCATCTTGTCTTCAAGACGATCAACAAGGTTAACATCTTGGATGTTGTATTCCACGAACCTTTGCCAGTCAGAAGTATAGAAGTCTTTGAAATTCTCAAACTGACTGTGATCGAGCTTGTTTTGACCCAGTTCAACATATGCAATGTGATCAAGTCTGTAACTTTCTTGATTACTATACGTGAATTTCTGGTAAAGATCAAGGTAATCTAAAATTGTTACACCAGCAACCTCGTATGCAAGGTTGGTACGTCCCTTGATCACGACCTCACGCATGTCCACCTTGTTCCAGGGAGACAGTGAACGCATCCACTTCTCACCCAGCACACGCTCCATGCGTCTACAGATGTACGGGATGTCGTACAGGTTACAGTTCCAACCAGTAATCACATCGGGAGTGTTGTCCACCCACCACTTGTGAAAGTTCTGCAACATCTCCTGCTCAGTCCAGAACACACGATACTCAGTATCAGCAGGAGAGAACTCCCTGGTGCCCCAGGTGATAGTCTCCTTTGTGTTCACGTTCTTCATCGTGATGCACAACATTTCCTCAGCGGATGCTTGCACATCAGGGAATCCATTCTCACAAGCGACCTCAATATCGATTGTCCAGATCTTCATCTGTGACATATCGAAGTTGACAGATCCCTTGAACTTGTCAGAGATCCATTGGTAAACGAACCGTTCGTAACCATGGACCTCAATGCCATCTACAGCATCGTATTTCTGTATGAACTCTCGTGCATCTCGTGCACCATCAAACTTCTGTGGATGGGCATAGCGTCCATCCAACGTACGATACGGTGATTCCCTTCGCTGATCCTGTGTGACAAAGTATAGGGTCGGTCGAATCCGATCACGGTACTTGACCTCTTTCCCATTCTCATATCCACGGTACAGGATGTTGTCGCCCAGTAGTAAAACGTTTGTATAAAACTTCATCCAGTAGTTTTCGAGTGCAGGTCTGCCACCTTAGGTGATGGATCTACTATACTCAATACTACGTCAGAAGTCAAGAAGAGGTAACGCTGTTCTGTGTAGAGCGGATACTTACTAAGTTCTTCTTCGCTCTCCACTTTGTAGCACTCTTCAATAAGGAAGTTAGGTTCCTCATCCAGTTCAGTTACCTTCCCCAGAAGGTACAGGTGGTTGGTGAGAATAATCAACTTCAAAGTTTCCTGCATTGTCGTTCTCCATTGCATTAATTAGTTCAAGGTATTTCCCACTCACGCTAGGGTGGGGATCATAGATGAGTGCAACCTGATGCACTGCAACTACAATCTCAGGTTTATTGGAGAGTGGACAGTAAGGATAAAATTTCAAGTCAAGGTCATTGACTTTCTGTGGTTGTTTAGTCGCAGTCGGTTCCTCAAACAACATCTCAGTAGACTCCAAGATCTGTACTGAGTATGGTTTTTCAAACATGTATGCGACTGCACCAGGAGTTTCCTCGTCTTTCCGAATCTCCTTAATGTCAGCGATCACGTCTTCGCCGTTGACCATTCTTACGACTTTTACGGTCATGCTCCTTCTCCATTAATGTATTAAAAGTATAGCGCACAATGTCAACTAATGCTTTCCTTGCTGTTTGATTCCTCTCATCAGCAAGGATGTGCGCGTAACGCATCAGTTCATCGACATATTCAGTTGGCACATCCATTGTAACGGTTTCTGAGTTTTCCGTATACTTTGGACACAGATTTACATACATGTTCATACCAAACTCCAAACAAAAAGAGACCCCATGGGCGAGGTCTCTTTAGTTGCATATTATATAGTCAGCTTATTTCATACACTTTTAACTTCTGATGGTCAGGAATGATCTTGTTAAGTGCAACGGTAAGCATACCGTCCTTATACTTCACATCACCGACTTCTACATCATCAGATAGGTTGAATCCTCTAGCAAAGGTACGAGTTGCAACTCCACGATGCATGTACTCTTCTTCCCCTTTAACCTTTGCTGACTTTGATCTGATCAGGAGGACGTTCGATTCCGTTGTTACCTCAAACTCTTCCTTGTCCCAACCAGCAAGTGCCATTTCGATCCTCCATTTAACTTCTGATTCTTTCACGATGTTATATGGTGGATACGCTTCGTTAACAGATCCCATTCCATAGGAATGTAGTCTGTAAAACAGGTCATCGAATCCGACGCTGTATCTTTCCGCAGCGTCAACGATGGCACCAAAATCTTTGGTACCAAACTTTCTAAGTCCAGTCATTTTATGCTCCTTAATAAGCGAGTTTTATTGTGTGGTCCCCGAAGGCAACCACCATTATTTAGTGAAAAGTGTGCGGTGGGATACCGTATTTATAATTACGGTAATCTAGAAAAAAATTATATCTAAATAGTCTTACACACGTTTATTGAAAGCTATTAGAAATGAAAAAAGCACTCGTGCTTTTTGCAATGTTAGGATTGACGGCACCAGCACATGCCGATATTACGAGTAAAATGTCAAGCAGCGTTCAACTGACTGTGAACGCAGCGGCGACTCAAGTAGACAGAATCGGTTCAACCTACAGTGTATCTGGTAGTGGAGTGAATACCACTGACGGTACAACTGCTGGAACAATCTCCACTGGAACAATCACTTCTGGTCTGTTGGCACCTGGTGCTATTGCAGCAACCCAGGCAACTAACGGATCGGCGTTCAGCTACACGCAGTCGTTCACCCAAGGCGACGCTGTGCCAACTTCTGCACCGACCACTGGTGCTGTTCCTAACTTCTCCTCAGTTACAAGCACTGCGGCTGGAGCGAAGGACACATTGGCAGGTACCATCCTGACCACAGGTGCCATGACGGTGACCGCAGGCGGAGCAGGTACAAGTGCGACAGGACAATTTGTGAGCGAAATCACGATCGGTCAGTAACCCTACATGAGTGTTAGAGATGACCCATTTTGGAAGGACAATCACATATATTGCGACAAGTGCGGCGGTAGTCTTGACTACTGCTGCCGCTGTCCAGGCGGTCCCCGTGGTCCCAAACTTCACCCAGGGCTCGATGACGAGCCACACAGAGACGACCTCAAAAATCGTTGAGACCATAAATTCTATGGACTACTCGACAGGGTATCAGTATTCCGCGACGGGTACTGGTATTACTGCCAATGGAAGTCTGTCCCCAGGGACAGGATCAAACAATGTAACTATTGATGGAGTGACATCGACATGGACTGGAGTGACAACGAAACCAAGTTTCACACAGACAACACCAGGAGCAGCGTTTCAGTTCACAGAAACGTACTCGGGTCCTGGTTTACAAAATCAAACGATTATTCAAAGAACGACCGAGGTTACAAGCGTAACCGACACTACAAGTATATTCTCCCAGTAATAGCATTACTATTGCCACAGGTACCTGTACGTGCTGAGACCGTTGGAGGTGTTTCTGCGACTGCAAGTCCAATCGCGAATAGCTCTGGCTCAGTGACCAACCAAGCTATCCAGGTTTTACAGGGTCCTTATATCACTAACACATACGGAAACGGTATTCAGTGTCAAGGACCGACCATGAATTTTACCCCCTATGTAACAGGGACGGCATCAGCACAGAAACCATACGAACCTTACTATATGGATCCCGTGTACGACATGCGTGACCTAGATGAGGACGGTTCATTAGACAACCCAGGAAATATTTTATATCACGTTCCGACAAGAACTGGACAGAAAGATAATTATAGTATCGGTATAGGATTCTCTGCCACATGGTCTAAACCATTGGACAAAGAACTACAACAACAATGTAAGGATGCTGCTGCAGCAAATATTGCATTGATGAATCAAATGCATGCAAATAAAAGATTAGATTTTGAGATCGCGAGACTCAAGAATTGTGGTGAACTTTTACAGTCTGGAATTCGCTTCGCTCCTGGCACACCATATGCATCTATATGTGCAGATGTACAGGTAGTAGCACCACCTTCACAGGTACAACCACACGTTCACTCTATTTCTTCCGAAGTTCCCTCTGCCACTTCCGACGTTCATAAACAGACTCAGCCTTAACTTTCTTTCCTAGTTTTTCTTTCACCTTTTTCAATACTTTTTTGACTGTTGGTTTGATTACCTTCAGTAAAAGGTCTGCAACAGGTTTCGCAAAGATAGCAGTTGAAGTTGCCACTACAGCAATCGTTGCTGTAGTCGTTACCATCTCTATTGGCGGTAGATATTTCTCAGTAAACGTTGGTTGTATACACCGTGGATCACTTGCTAACAGTTCTTTATAATACTCACACTGCTCTTCCTTCTCCGTCACTGCTGTCACAGGCGGTGTGGTTTGTTTTGGCACCGAGTCTAGTGGTGGGGTTTCCGTTGGTGCTGGTGGTTGTTTTAACTTTGGTGGCGTCACTGGAGGACCCGTAAACTTTAGGTCATCCTTGTTGTAATCCATAGCATTAAACGAAGGCACACCAGCATCACAATAGATCTTGACACCCTTAGGATCATTCTCTACAAGTTTATTGTTCTTCTCGTTATTTTGTTCGTGTGCCTCTACACAGCCAGGCATGTCTACAATAGGAACACCCACCTGCGATGTCACAGGTGGGTATACAGGGATCGCCTGTGGTGGATCTGATGTCAACCACTTAGGCACCGAAGGAATATCATTGATAACAGTTGCAGGTATGCCAATGCCACCTACATTCACCTCAGGTATTTCCATTAGCAATCATTGAACACTTGTCCTACTTGAGAACCCATTTCTGAACCTGCTTTCTGTCCTAGAAGCAGTGCCCATCCACCTGCTAACCATCCAACGTAAGGGATGCCAGAGAGCGCAGGAACGGCAACACCAGCAGCGATAGCACTACCTGCCATTGCACCTTGTGATCGTGCTCCAGCGTCCGCCACGATGCACTCTACTTCTTTTGCAGACTTTCCCTGCTCTGTAGTCCCACCTCCCATGTTGCGGGTGCCATCCATGGTGTATTGATCTTGACGATACTCACTACGTTTCTCATGACTACCGCCAAACATTCCCTTCTTATCCTTATCAAGGATTAGAGATCTTTGGGATTCTAGAATAGCAGGATCGTTTGCTTTGTACTCAATCTTATACCCATCCTTACTTGC